GCTGTATCAGGTAAAGAACCACTCATATTAATGCCGCCTTACCTTTTTCATTAACAGCACTATTAATCATGTTTACAATAACACCTCTGCTATTAACTAATAATTCATTGAAACCTCTTGCATCAACAGTATTAATATTAAAATTAACTGTAACTGCTTTTGACATACCAAGTTGATTATTTGGTACAACTGTACCCGCCTGATCTGGTACAAATAACTCAGGCCCTCTTTCTCCAACTATTGATGGTCTGCCTACGGGTGGTCGTCCACCATCAGCAAAACCTAAAAATCCACCTATAAAACTTAAAGCACTTCCAAAAGTAGAGGCTTTGCTTATTGCGGCTTGTTTTTGTTTTTCTTTTGTAATTAATTTTTCTATGGCAAGTTCAACTCCTTTTCTTGCAACTATTTCTATAATTGCACTCAAAACTTTTACTGCCAACTCTTGTGCTACTTTTTTAAATGTTTGTGCAAGATTTTCTCCTAATATTACTGAACGGGCTAGAGCCTCACTTGTTTTAGTTATGCCCTCGTTTATACCTTTTGCTACTGTATCTCCAATATTTTTAAATTTTTCTTTTGCTTTTTCTAAAGAATCTTTATTAAGTTGTCCTAGTTTTTCTGCCGTTTCTTTTATGTGTCTAACTATTTTTTGAAATCTTGTTTCTGCCTCTTTTATTGGTGGTAGCATTCCAACCTCAATAGTATTAGATGCGTGTTCTAAATCTTTTACTACTATTTTTACAGTATTTCCAAATCTATCAATTACTTCAATAATTTTAAAACCGGGTTTAAGTTGATCTTCAATATCCTCTATTCCTCTTAACTCTTTTATTTTAGCAATAAAAACATCTAATTGTGAAATAACTAAAGCTAATCCACCAATAAGTAAATTTTTTTTAACTGCTTTGTTAAAGCCAAGCATTGAAATTTTTGCAAGGTCTATCGATGCCGCTAGGTTTCTAAAAAATATAATAAGTTTTAAAGCTATAAAAAATTTTAACGTTCCTATTAGTAGTTGTGCATTATCATTTAAAAACTTAATAGCGTTAGATGACGCTGTTACTGCGTTAGCTAGTCCTTTACCAACCTTTTGTGCTATGCTTGTAATTAATTCTTCATTTGCGGCAAGTGTTTCATCTAATGCACCAAATTCTTTTTTGAGAGCAACGAAAAATTCCTCTGCAACAGTTTTTTGAAAATTAAAGAACTTATCTCCTATCATTGATAAAGTTCCCTCTAAAGTGTTAGCTAAATCACTTGTTGCACCAGCAAACTCTCCGCCTTTACCAAAAACTCTAAATAACGCCTCTCTTGTTTGTTCTACTGAAACAGTTGCACCAGCACTAAATCCTAACATAGATTTAACACCTTTTTCTCTAAATAAATCAGCACTTGAAATACCAGCTGATAATGACCTTTGAATTTGCTCTGCCGTTGTTCTAAAATCCAATCCTGTAACAGCCGCAACATTACCAGTAAGTTCTAAAACTTTTGAAAGTTCGTTTGCATCTTTACTAACAACAGCAAGTACACCCGCACCTGATTGAATTTCTCCAAGTGAAAAAGGCACTTTACCAGCAAATTTAGCCATAGCGTCAAACGCTTTTGCACCCTCTTCAACACTACCAAATAAAAATTTTAATCTAACTTGAAGTGATTCTACTGATTTACCTACATCAACAAAACCTTTTATTGCAACACCAGCACCTAAACCGATAAGTGCATTTTTTAAATTTAATACTGAATTTTTAACACCATCAACGCCTTTGGTTGCTGATTGCATGGCTTGTCTAGTTTTATCTTTTGCTACTAGATCAATATTTACTTTTTTTGTTGCCATCTATTTTTTCATTTTTAAAATTCGTTCTTGCCGTTCTCTTTCTTCTCTTTGAAGATCAAAGTAAGCAAGCCACATATTAAACTCTACATGAGGCATTTGCAAGATTTCTGATGCAGTCTTATGCAGTTTTTCAGCTAAAGCAAATATATTGTGTAGTTCTGGATTATTTTTTAGTTTTTTTTATTGTCGTTTACATCGACATTTTGAGTACCCATAATTTTACTGGCGACATCAGCTATTATATTTGTATCTGCTTTTGTTTTAAAACTAAGAATGTGAGTAGCGTTAAACATTTTTTCTCCGTCTTTGTTACACGCTTTTTCTATTATGACATCAATTAAAACATTAAGATCAGTATTAGTAGCACCTTTAAATATCTTTGCCTTTTCCATCATGTTGAAAGGTTTGCAATAAATTGCTTTATCGCCAACTAATCCCCACTCAGGAACTTCAATAGTTTGTGTCTCTAATCCAGTAAAATGATCTCGTATTCCGTCAAAGTAATCAGGTTTTTTATCGTCTGGCATAAATTAAATTATACTGTTCCGATAGTTAAGCCGCCTGTACCTTGTAAAGAAACTGTTCTAGTTGTTACTCCGTCTAAAGTAACACCAACACTCATTCCAGTAACGATTCCTGTTCCTGATAGTTTTTGCTCTCCAGAACCCGAACCCTCTGGCATGAACTCAAAACTTAAACTAGAACCTTGTACTAGATTACCTTGAGCAGTATCGTCATCGTCAAAATTCATATCAATAGAGGCTGTAAATGTACCTCTACCAACTACAAATGATTTCATTGATGAACCTAATGCTGTGTCCTCTACGACATCGTGAGTCGTATCAACAGTAAATCCAGTTGCTTGACCTATGCTAGTGCCACCAACATGAACCACTGCGTCCTTACCATGATGAGTTGCCATAATTTATTACTCCTTTATTTTCTTTAACTCTTTTATAACTTTTTGTGTTTCTTTTTCAACTGATATTTTTTTATTTTTGCCCTCAACAGTAAAACCTCGTTTCTCGTAATACTCTTGAAAGTCAGGCGAGATTTTTACTTTGGTGTCTCCTTTAACCATTACTATATCCATAGCCATTATGCAGTCCCCCTTGTAAATTCATACATTACACGCACAGTTATTCTAACCCCACCATAAGGATAAATTGTACCCTCATCTGACGATGCCTCAATAATTTGTGTATCCAACGCATTTCCATTTCTTGTTATATCATTATCAAGTGTTTCTTCAACTACTTCAATAATCTGGTTTCTAACAGTATCAATATTGGAGTCTGTACCTTTGCCAAATGCAACTACAAGAAAATCTATTGTTCCCATATATTTACCTGAGCCTGTTGCACCCATAGCAGAGGGTTCTCTAGTTTCGTCTCCAGCTTGAATAAAAGCGGCTGGAAACTGTGCATCTGATAATTCTTCAACCTCAAAAGGTTCTCTTGTTAATTTTTTAAACTCAATCGGGCTAGTTACAGCATCAAGTTTTGTAATTATGTCGTTTGCTATATTTTCTCGTTTACTCATAATCCTAACTTACTAAAATAAAATTTACTAAACTCTTCTTGTATTTTATTTTCTTCTTTATTTCCAATAGCAAAAAAAGGTCTTTTAACTTTTTTCTTACCAACGCCAAAGGTATCATGGAAACTAGCTATTTTTTCTCTTTCTTTATTTGCAAAAAATAATGTGCTTTTAAAAGCACCAGTTCTAAAATCTAAACTTCTAAACATTTTACCCGAATCAGTTAAATCTACAAAACCTACTTGTCTGCCTCTTTTTCGTCTGTTTACTTTTGTTGATTTAGCATAGGCTTTCATATTACCACCATCAGGTAATTTTCCAGCTTGTGTTCTTTTAGTTATCATTAATATAGCCATGTTTGAGACTCTGCTTAATGCAGAATTAATAGCTGATTTTTGTTTTTGTCTTAATGATGTTAAAAAATTTTTTACTTCAATGGTATTGATATTTACCTTTATGTCGGCAACCATTATCTAACTAATCGTAAATTGTGTAGAGGCTCTTTCTCACTATCAGATACAGTCCCCCCGCCGTCCTCATCATATTCGACCCCGTCCCTTAAAATTGCTTGGAACTCTTCATCGTATCTGTCCCTATAAAAATCTATTTGAACTTGAAATGAGTCTTTTCCCTCGCCTGTGTCTGGGTCTCTCCATTTAGTAAGTTGAGGATAAATGTATTTCCATAGTGCTAAATATACAACAGATTGAGTCCATTGTGAGTTAGTGAGTTTGCTGTTGGTCATTTCAACAGATGTAACTTTTGTTATGTCTTTGTATCTTACTTGGTGTCTATATCTTTCCCACCATTCCTCTCTAATACGTCTGAGAACATCATTTTCGGCAAATTGTAATTGATCTCCAAAGTCTGAAATACCAAACCCTAGTATGTCAGGCTGTATCTTTTGCAAATTAGTATTTGCAACTGCAAACTCTGAGGTTGCCATTATTTTTTACTTTTCTTTTTTTTCGTAACTTTCTTAATAACTTTTTTTACCGCTTTGACTGGTTTTTCAGTCTTAGCTTTTACAGCTTTGCCATCATGTAAACTCCAACCACGCTGTGTCCAAATGTTCACATTGTTTTCGTAATCTACTTTTTTTCTTTCAATGATAGAGCCGTTTTTATCATTAATAAGTTTTACAGTTTCAATAGTCATAATTTTTTATATCAGATAAGGGGTGGGTGTACCACCCCTTAATTGTTTTGTTTATTAAGCCGCTAAAGTGTCAGCAGTTATTTTAACTCCATAAGAATCATGAAGTTCGCCAACGCCAAACACCGCCGTAGCTACAATCTCATCTGCTCTTAAACTTGCATCACGCTGAGACTCAATTTTTAAGTCTTGCATCATAGCTAGTCCTAAAGCGTCTTGTGAGAACACGCCACCGACAGAGTCATCTGAACCATCTACTGCTATGTTTGAACTTTCAAAGATTTGTATTCCAGCAACATTGCCGACAAATCCAGTTCTCATAGCCTCATTAGATAGGTCTGTGTCTCTACCAACAAAAGTATTAGTCAAAGATTTTTTGACATTAAAAATTTGTTTAGGGTGGAACACGCCGTAGTATGGGCCGGGTGCTTTATTAGTTTTTAGTTCTGCCGCACATTCAAATAAATCTTGAACAGTTACCTCAGAACCAGCACCGGGGCCTTTTTCTGTTGAGAACCCAGAAAACAAAGCCGCCAAATCAGTATCAATTTTAGTTGCAATCGCCTCGCCGAATAGTCTGCCGATGTCAGCCGCAACATTTCTTGATGCTGAATTTCTTGCTAGGTCTGTTAATGTTGTCATAATACCAATCTCTGCCGCTGTTATAGTAACAGATGTTGGGTTTACCGCTGTGTTAGAAAGATCAGTTGCCTCATTCACTGCCGCCGCTGATACATTTGCATAAATCGGAACTTCAACCGACTTACCACCACCAGCAATAGTGTAGTTTCTGACAAGACCTCTCATAATGCTTTGCTCTTGTGCTACAAACAAAGCCTCTGCTACGATCTCAGTATATAGTTCTGATATCGTGCTACTTGTCGTTTCATTAGCCATTTTTACTCCTTAATGGTTATTTATTGTTAAGAACAATCTTAGTGGGTTGAGAATCTCTCTGCTTTCTATACTCAGCATACCTCTTCTTGTCCGCTGGATTATTCATATTTAAATCACTCAGATTGAAAGGTTTACTGAGTTCTGACCTATCCACATTTGACACTGAGCCACTGCCACTCGGAGAGGCAGAAACAAAGTGCGGGTTCTGTGTTAAAAACTCATTAACTAACTCGTCAGTAGTTAAAAGTTCCCCCTTACTGTTATATCTAGCTATACCATTTTTATCTAGAATTTCAACATTTCCTGATTCGTTTAAATTAATATTTCCTTTTAGTAATTCAACAACTTGGTCAGGATTGATAGCTTTATTTCTTGATGCAGATGACAATAATGCTTTATTAACTTTAATGTCTCTTAGTTCAGATTGTAAGCTATTAATTCTTTTTGAAGACTCATCTGATTTTTCTTTTAAGATTTTTTCAAACTCTCCTTTTTGAATTTTAGATTTTTCCTCTGCCTCTTTCTGTAATTTAACAGCATTGATTGCAGTATCTAAATCATCAACACCTAATTTACTGTAAGTAGATGCTCTGTCTTTAGCTAATCTTGCTTTGACTATTTCGTTTACTTGTTCCTCAGAAAATTTTTTTTCTGGGGTTTGTTCTTTTGGTTGTTCAGTTTGGGTTGTTTCATTAGAAACATTTGGTTCAGTAGTTTGTTCTACTTTTGGTTGTTCATCGGCCATTTATATCTCCTTATATGTTCCAATCAGGATTTGTTGGAATCCAAGTGTGCCGACAACGATAACCCCCTCTAACTATAAAAGGGTCTCCAGAACTTTTGCCAGCCCATGACCTTGAGTTCCAAATATCCCGAATTTCTTTTTCGGTTAAAGTTTTGTTTACCATATCTCTACAAAAAGGTCTAGAGTCTCGCACTAAAGTTCCTGTATAACTAAAATGATTCAATCCACTATCTTTTGCTTTTTTAACTGTAAACTGACCATGAAACTGCATAATTGAGTCATGTGCTATTTGGCTAGCATATCTTCTTAAATTTTCTCCAGCCCTATCAGCGGCATATTCTGTTCTGAGTTTAGTAATGCTTTCTTCAACCTTAGATTTTAAACTTGGGTTGTATTTATTTTCATTAATATAATCCACTAATTCGTTGATTTCTCTTTGGTTTGACTTTTGATAAACACCATTAATATGCGATCTAATATTTTTTTCTACATCAGCAAATGGTCTGCCAGCTATTGTACTCTGGTAAACCTCATCATTAATAACTTTAATAAATCGTTCTGCTACATCTTCAAAGCCACTAAATGATTGATATTTTAATGCGTTGATAGTTTGTAGATCAACTTGTGTTAAATTTTTAAATTTTGCGGGTATAGGCATTTTTCCAAAAGTATCTAACACCTCTTTTGCTATCAGGTTGTATTCTTCGTTGATTAATAAATCTGCCTCATTTAAAAAATTGTTTTCTATAATAGTTCTAATTTGCGGTTGTAATTGTATTGCTATTCTAGTTGATACTAACTCTCCACCAGTAGATTTTCTGACCGCATCGACTACATCGTCCTCTAATTTATAAAGAACATTAACAATTCTTTCTTCGTGTTGATCTGCAAGTTTATCTAAAATTTTTGACATTCGTTATAATGGGAAATTTTTTTTCCATGCACGAATCGACCAAAATGCTGGCGACAAAGATTTTTGCCCTTTGACTTGTCTTAAAACTCCGCCCATTCTGGCAAGAAACGATCTTTGCCTTGCTGGTATATTTTTTTTTATAGACATCGTAGGGTCTCCAAATCTTACTTTTTTTACTCTTTGGTTTTTACGATCTCTTACATAAACAGCAAATTTTTTACTCTGACCGGGTGTTCTAAAAGGTTTACCGAGTTTTACTGTACGACCTTGATACTTTGCCATTAT